CGTTGTCCATGATCTGTAGCAGGATCTGGCTCACGTCAGGATGTGCCTTTTCGATTTCGTCCAACAACAACACGCAGTTTGGGTTCTCTTGCAGTTTGGTAATCAAAATACCTGCGTTGTCATCGAACCCAACATATCCAGGAGGTGAACCGATCAGCTTGCTTACTGAGTGCTTCTCTTGGAATTCACTCATGTCAATGCGTACAAGTTCAACGCCTAGCTGCGTTGAAAGCTGCTTAGCGGTTTCTGTCTTACCAGTACCCGTTGGGCCCATGAATACGAAGCTGCCAATAGGCTTGTTCTCAGGCTTTAGTCCTGCTTGTGCTACAAGAATCTTGTCAACGATATCTTCAATTGCTTGATCCTGGCCGTAGACTTCTGCTTTCATGTTCTTTTCAAGATTCTTAAGACCAGCAGTCTCTTTCTCAGCTACGTTCTCAACTGGCAGATCAACCATCTTAGCAAGTTCAAACTGAATTTCTTCTTCAGTGACAACTCGCTCGGTGCCTTCTGGCTTGAGGTTAAAGCGTGAACATGCAACATCAATCAAGTCAATTGCTTTGTCAGGCAGCTTCTTGTCCGTCTGGTACTTAACACTTAGTTTTACCGACGCCAAGATAGCGTCGTCTGTGATTTCAGCACCGTGGTACTCTTCGTAATACTTTTTCAATCCAGTAAGAATCTCAACCGTAACCGCCTCACTTGGCTCGTCTACAGTTACACGCTGGAACCTGCGCATAAGTGCACGGTCTTTTTCAAAGTACTTGCGATACTCTTCCCAAGTAGTAGAAGCAACAACTTTTAAGTTGCCTTTGGATAGAGCAGGTTTAAGCATGTTTGCCAAGTCGTTTGACTTATCACTACCACCGGCGCCAGCGCCGTTCATCATGTGTGCTTCGTCAACAAACATGATGGTCTTGCCTTTCTTGGAAAGTGCTTCAAGTACCAACTTAAGACGCTCTTCAAAGTCGCCTCGATACTTAGAACCAGCAAGCATTGAGCTGATATCCAGGTTGTAAACTTCATACTCTTTTAAGAACTTTGGAACATTGCCGTTAACAATGTTGAAAGCCAAGCCTTCAGCAATGGCAGTTTTACCTACGCCGGGATCGCCTACTAGCAGCACGTTATTCTTTGAACGCCTGCCCAACGATAGTGCTACACGGTCTAGCTCTTCGGAGCGTCCGATAACCGGATCAACACGGTTTTTCTTAACTTCTTCGTTGAGATTAGTAGTGAATTGCCCAAGTGCTTTTGCACTGGCCCCGCTCATTTCCTCTGCTTCACCTTCGCCTAGTTCTGCATTCATGTGCTCGGCAAACTTGTCTTTCTCGATGCCAGCTTTGCCAATCCAGTACGCACTAATTGACTTTTTCTCACTCATTATGCTGATAAACACATCGGGCAAGTTGATGTCAGTGCGGCCGTTAAATAGAACCTGCGTAAACGCACGATTCAACACTCGCTCTACTGCCTGCGTTTTTTTAGGTTTTGCATCAGCTTCTGCGATTGTAATTTCGTCGCATCCTGTTTTTAGGTGCGACTCGAGGTTGGTTTTGATAAATGTCGGGTCAGCACCAAAGTTTTTAATAACTTCTTCGAACGACTCTTCACACATCATTGCATGTAACAAATGCTCAAGGGTGACATATTCGTGCTGTAGTTTTCTAGCATCGGACATTGCCTTTTCAAATACTAGCTGTAATTCTTTGCTTGGTTCAACCATGGATTCGTTTCCTTAGTGTAGTACGTTTCTTTTTTGCACGGTCCAGTCTTAGTTTGCTTACTCTGTCAGTGAATTCAATACCGTTCAAGTGATCAAATTCATGCAGGAAGCATCTTGCATCAATATCGTATAATTCTATTGTACACTCTTTTCCGCTTGTGTCAAGATAAGTTGCAACAATTCCTTTAGGTCTTTTAACCTTTAGAATAAGCTCGGGAAAGCTAAGGCAGCCTTCGACGTCGTCACTGGTGTTTACGCTTACTTTCTCAATTGTTGGGTTGATCACAGCAAACGGTTCTTTGTTGGTAAGCAGATACGGCTTCATGACAAATATCTGCGCATCTAGTGCCACTTGGTTTGCACTGAGGCCCATACCGCCTTCTACTTCCATAAGTTCGATCATCGTTGCTTCAATGTGCACAGCATCGTGTTCGTCGAAGTCAAACGGTTTCACGGACTTTTGTAGCCACGGATCAGGTGCTTTTACTAGCTGCATTTCTATAACTCCTTATCTGATCTAATAATTCTTGGTCTTTGATCTTTGTGATCTCTGGTACTATGTGTATATACAGTGATCCACGTTTATGTGTTGCAGCATTTGGCATTCCGTACTCTGCAACACTAAACTTTGTGTCTGTTTTTGTGCCTTGCGGGATTTTCAATTCAATGTGTTTGTTGTCTAGGGTTTCTATTCTGATTTTAGTACCAGTAATCATATCTAGTGCGTTGAGCTTGTAGTATAGCACAAGATTGTCGCCTTGTCTAGTCCAATTTGCCTCTTCTCGCACAACTATTTTAACCAACAGATCGCCTCGCGGACCCGGAACAGAGTTGTCACCCAATCCTCTATATCGGAGGACCTGACCTGATTGTATCCCTATGGGAATTTTAAGCTCAACAGTCTGCTCTTCTCCGGATGCTACGCGATACGATGCAAGCATTTCTTTACCAGTGATAACATCGGCTAACGCAATCGTTACAGATATTGCAGTATTACCGTTTCTGCGCACACGTTGTCTAAAGAACCCTTCGTCGAAGTTGTGGTAAAAATCTCCTGATCTAAATCCCTGTTGTGGATTATCATATTCTGCACGTTTTGATTCGTTGCCTAATGTTTCATATGCTTCGTTTATTGTTGTAAGAGTCGAAGCGTCGCCACCACGGTCAGGGTGATGTTTCATAGCCAGCTTGCGATAGGCTTGTTTGATTTCAGTTTGTGATGATGTCTTATCGACACCTAATACAGAATAGTAGTCCATGCAATTACTTATCCATGGACTATTTTAGAAAGAGATTATGTGAAGTTACTTCTTGCTCATCCAAGCAGTCATACCCATAAAGGCACCTGGGATACTGGCCATAGCAATGTAAAACCAGTCAAGCATAGGAATAATCGTTTCGATGCGTGATTCACCTACGCTTGGGTGGAACAGTAATCCTGTTACGCCAATAATAACAATAATAGCAGTCCATGCCATCTTGCGCTGTGCATCTTGTTTTTGCAGTGTGGCTTCTAGCTGTTGATTCTTCTGGTACAGTTCGAACTCTTTAGTAGATAGCTCACCAGTACCGTCTTTGTCGAATTGTGCCATTTTATCGTCCATGTTATGCCCTCCTAGTATAATACTTATAGGGCATTTCTGTAAAATTAAACTCACACTTTATGCGACTATAGGTAGCGGCCTAGTTCGCAGCGGTAGTGAGCAACCGACACAGCCCGGGTGTAACTATAACGGTCCCAAGTGATGTGTTCTTTTAATCTTCATTTTCGTCTTTGCCATTTGCCTTTTTGATTTCTTCGTTGGCGTTGTCTATTGTTTTGTCAGCTTCTTCGTAATACTTTTTGTATGCCGCTATGATTGACTGCTGTTGTTGTATATAGCCTCTGACGTCGGCTAGATTTAGACTAATGCGTTCGTATCCGTTTGCAGTTAATCCAAGTAAGACTACAGCATTGTTACCTTTTTCTATTTCTGCAAATACTTCTTCTGCGTTTTCCGGAGTAATAATAAACCATTCAAGCTCACGCATACGGATTTCGTCTGCTTCCGGTAGTACCAATTCGGGCTTAGGTACAGGTGTATACGACGCTTCGATATCCTTTACGAACCACTTACAGCCAGTTAGAGAAGCTACAAATAGCACTAACACAAGTATCTTAATTGCGTTCATCTGCTTTCTCCTTGTACATCCACGGACATTCACTTTTTAAGTCTTCGTCGCTTCGCTTCTTTTGATGATGTTGATACAAACGGATAATCCTCTTGTTTTAAGTATTTATCCTTCTGATCGTAGTACTCTTGCTTTGAGATAATGTGAGTACGCCCGTGTACATCTACTACAGGAATTTTTCCAATGAAGTTGTGGGTGCCATCAGCCGCCTGCCGCTTGCGACTCTCGCTAACCTTTCTACGGTTGTAGTCTCTATTTTCTTTGTTTAAGAAAGGATGCGTGCCGTCAGCTAACGCTCTTTTGTTGTATTCTTTAGTGTATTTGCCGCCAACAAACGGGTGAGTGCCATTTTTAACTCTTGACAAGTTATAAGCAGTTGCTGACTCTGAAGTAAACAATTGGGGGATAGTTCCGTCTTTTACTCTTTGTTTTTGTAGTTTTGAAGAGAATGCTGAATTAATACCGTTGCCTGTTTCGTCAGTTAGGTTAGCCCACTCTTTGCTGTCTACTATGTTGAACTTCTTTGAGATGCGAGTTCCTTCTTGGACTAGAGTATTGTACGATTCTGTTTCTAGAATGACTTTAGTAGTAACGTCGTAGCCGTGTTCTTTGTAATGTCTCTTCCAGTATAGCCCTGATCCTTTATATGTGAACGGATCTTGCTGAGTTTGGCCTAAGTAATTTAGTCCTGTGACGTTGTGAGTCTTGATATATAAATAATACACGCTGGTGCTCCTTAATAGCATTAGGGTAGTTAGGAGTTGGCGCTCCGTGAACTACACTTATTTATCCTTATTTTCAAACAACCACGGGCACTCGGAGTTCGCGGCCCTTGGCGTTGCTGCGTTCTTCTCTGCTTCTGTAAGCTCTGCGCCACTTAACAGTTCAAAACACCTGCCTGCCTTTGCTGTTGCGTTGTTAATAACACGTTCTACAAGGCCCGGCTTGTTTGCTGCTAGAACGCCTAGTTCGTGCTTCTCTAGTTTGCGGGCCAGGTCGTTCTTTTGCGATCTAACTTCTGCGAATTCTTTGTTTAAAGTAGACATACGTCTGCCGGCTGAAGCGACATCAGCTTCTAAGCTATCAACTGCTGCCTCACTTAGTTCAAGTGATTCCTCAAGTTTTGCGTTGTTCTTGGTTAAGGTTGAGATTGTAGCTTGACTGTCGGTGTAATACCAATATCCGAGTCCGCCCATCGCTAGAATTACTAAAAGCAATCCTGCTGATATTTTTAATCCGAGACCCATATTAATCTCCTAGTAGTTTTGCGATTGTGTTTGGTCCTACAATTCCATCTGCTACCAAGTTGTTTTTCTTCTGCCATCTTTTTACAGCTCTTGCAGTGCCAGGGCCATAAATGCCGTCGCTGGCAATGCCTAGTTTTTCCTGTACTAGAGCTACTGTAGGGTTTCTGCTTCCCTCTTTTAATACTACGTTCAAGTTAATTTCTGACGTTTCAAGATTGCCACCCAATACGTCAATAGCATGCAAGTAACGTACCTTTCTGTCGTCCAGTCCGTGAGTGCCGCCGTTGATACGCTTGCTCATTCCAACTATGTCTTGTCTGTCGCAATATCTGTTTAAGTTATTCTTCCTCCAGAACCAACATGCGCTTTCTAAGGCACCTTTACGGGTGCGTACATATTCAACTGCCCTGCGAGGAGTTATTCCTACTGATGCTGCAAATGCTTCGTAATTGTTAAATCCCGTGAGTTGCAGTATACCCCCGCCTCTGTACATCCAGCCCATGCCCGAATATACATCACCATTGCCCATGCGATTTGCATAGATTACATTAGCAATCTTTTCTGGCTGTCTGTGATATCTACTTGCATCTCGTCCTGCACGTTCGAAGTATTTTGGGAAGATTTTATTGAGCGCACTTGCTGAGTAGTTTAAGTTCTCAGTAAGCACGTTGAAGTCTCTGCTTTCATGACTACACTGCGCTATAAACCCAGCTACTCTTTCTACAGTGTTGATGTCATATTTCGGCAGGACTTCACACATTTGTTTGTACCAATCTGCTGCGTCGTTATTGCCTGCCAGCAGTTCTCTTACCATCTCTTCGGTAAAAGTAAACTCAAACTTGTCAAACATACTTGGTTTTTCCTCTTTTTTAGAGAATAACTCTTTCCAGAACCAGGGCATTTCCACCACTCTCGAATGTTAGCTTGTTACCGTACTTGGTAATATTGTAGTCACCTATGTACTTAGTGAGAAACATTATTTCTGCGAATCCGTTTGCGTTGAAGCTTTCACTAATATTATTAATTGTTGATTCAACAGGGCCGAAATCAACAAAATCAAAATGCAGGGGGTC